AGGCTCGGGCCGATGCTTCCGCCTGTCGTATTGTGCAACCGGACGGCCACACTGTTGATGCGCTGAATCTTGCCCATCGCCGTGCCATCGTTTGCACCCGCTTCAATACGCATTGGAGCTAGGATCGCTTGCTCATAAAGCCCAGCCACGGCATACGTGTATTCGCCGGTCATGGTTATGTCGCCGCTTACTACCGTTTCGTCTGGGTGTGAGGCCCATAGCGGAGCCATGACTTGCACAGTCTCTCCTTCCAAGTGGTCAAGCCCCGTGAAAGTATCCGTGGCGACACCAGAATAAACAACATGGCAGTCTGGGTATTCCTTGATCGGATCATTGCCGGTAGTGGCTGGCAGCGCAAAGCGTTCGATATAGCAGACTTCCGCGCCGTTTATCGTGCGCTTCATGGCAAACCAAACCTCATCTTGCCCGTCTGGGTTTGGCATTACTGCCACCGACATTGGGTAAGCCTCTCCGCCAATGGCGTGAGGATGGTAGGCCGTGACTTCTTGTGACTTGTTGAATGTCAATCCGACAAGCCGGTAGCCATGTTCAGCGCCAGGTGCGGTCATCCAAATAATGCTATCAGGGCTGGCAGCATAGGCCATCTGCGTAACGCGAGATTTCAAAACATGCTCTGACAGCACAGATAAGTCATCAGCCTTGTACGCATCCGTTCCAAAGTCATACTGGAACTCGCGCATCCTACGGCCATCGCGTGTCGTGTAAACGGTTGACCCGCCGATCAAAGGCGGCTTCACTCGGCGGCTACCTTCCGAAGTCTGAAACTCCACCTTGGTATTGGCAGGGCCGAGTGCTTCGGTAGAATTGTTTTCCGAGATGGTAATAATGCCGCCTGTCGTGCCGATTTGAAGCTCGCTGGCTGGCCGCATCCACGTTATGTTATTCGCCTGATCGCCAAAAATGGGAACCGAGATTGCGCTGTCAGGTAATACTTCACCGAACTCTCTGTCAGAAAAATTCTCAAAGTCACCAGACACAGATGCCCAAAAGGTTCGCTTGCCAGCAAAGCACAAACGTTCACGAAAAAAGCACACATGCTGCGGATACTCATTGTTTGCGCTCCATGCACCAAGTTCCCAGCGCCATGTTGAACCATTGGTGCTAGATGGCGCTGCTGCCTCAGTAACCGTGATGTTTTTGCCTGCCGTAGTGATGATGAAAAAGCCTGTGAACAAACTTCTATCTGTGATGGTAATAGTGTCAGCAGTAGCATTCACTGTGTATTGATATGTCTTTAGAACCTTGCTGCCGATCTTAACCAAATAGTCTTTAGGGTTGTTGCTTACTGCACCTGTGATAGAGAAGGTGCGAGTTACGCCGTCACTAACAAAGGCCCACGAATTTGCAGGCGTTCCAAGGCCGACAGACACCGACAAAGGTAGCTTATCAATAACGATAGCTTGAACCTTTTTACTGTTGGTGTAGCTGACAATCTTTACCGTGCCTGTGCCGGAATCTTCGTATTCCCACTCCACGCCGGTTGAATAATAATCACCGCCCGTGACGATGGCCGTATCTTGCGCGCCATCCCACTCTTGCCCTTCCACATGCACCGGCTTATTGCCGCCCGTGCGAATGTATTTAAGCGTAGTGCCACCGGAAGGCACTGAGCCAGCCGTTGCATCCGTGCAAAGGTATGTCTTGCTATCGGATCGTCTGCGCTCGCCAACCCACAATACCGCCGTGTCCTTGCGCTGCCCTGCTTCCCACGGCTTGATCGGTGACAAGCCCTCCACTTCAAGACGAACCAAAGTGCCGATCATATCTGCCGTGAAAACTTCCGAGTTGCACTCAAGGTCAATAATACCCTCTCGAGCCGATCCCCACATTTTCACTGCCTTGTCTGAGTTGACAGGCAACCACGGGCCGCCAAGATTGTTGATAGTTTCAAAAACCCAGTCCAACTCACCGAAGCGCATCAGCTTGGCAGGCGGGTGTCCGGCACTGGCGAGATACAAAATATCGCCCGACTGCGCGTAGCTGATACCAAACGTGCCATCTGCCAGCGTCAAGTCAGCAGCGGTGTAGGGAGTCACGACTTCATACGGTACGCCCGTGTCTAAAATCTGCCCGTCAGTATTCCAGAATCTCACCAGCAGCGGCGAGAACTCAATCATGTAGGAAATGTCTGTGCTGAATACGAACTCCACCAGCCACACGTCATCAACAGCAGCAGCCGCGCCCATGTACTGAGTACCGGCGCGATGGTATGCAGCGCCAGGCACGGTGGGGATCATGTTGCTTGATTGGTACAGCAGGCTGCCATACTTCGGCAAATCAACGCGGCCATCCATCTGCGAAGATGCTTCGCCGCCGTTAAACGCTGTCCAGATTGGGGAGGCTTTAGGCATTAGAGTCTCGACATAATCCATTCATCATCGGGAAGTTTCTGCGATGGAATTTCCACCGCGCCCACCATGCGAGCTTGTGACATTGTTTCCTGTAAGTCGGCAGCAATCTCGGCTTTCAGTGAATTGGAATTGGTGATGCGATAGCAGCCAGCATAGGCCAGCTTCAACGCAAAAGCGGTCACGAAAAGTGGATCAAACAATCCTTCGCTAACTCGCTTGATGTATCTGAGGTTCAACGGCGCAGCGAAGTCAGTCAGTATCTTGCCCTGCTCGATGGAAAAATAACCTTCCTCGTTGTCGCGATAGTCCGTTGTGCTGAACCCCGACTGGTAATCGCCCACTTGGATCGCTCTTAGATAGCCTTCCGGCAGCGCGTATTCATAGGCGAACCCGAACGCCGGTACAGTCACCAATGCAGCCAGTTCAGCGCGAGCCTTTGCAAACCCCCAGACGTGTGACCGCAACTCAGCCAGCAGCATGTTCTCGTAGTTGGCCTGAAAGAATCGTGCCGGTTCATTGTTCTCAGCCAACGATGCAATATGACGATGCCCCAAGGCCGTCAAAGCAAGGTTACATATTTCAATCTGGCTTGCCATTGCGCACCGCCTTAATTTGTTGGTGAATCTTAATACTCATAACCATAAACAGCAAATCGTGTCACGCCTTGAAGTGTTAGCGTTCCAGTCGGCCCGTAGCCCGCCATTGAAAATCCTATGCCAGAACCAGCGGGTATCTCAAAGCCTTCTGGGAAAGTTCCCGTCAACGTATCCATCCCGCCAGTCATTGCCACTGTTGTTGCTCCGGCTCGCGATCCCGCTTCAAATGAGAATACGATGGGTGATCCAATAACCACCAGCCCGCCAGTATTCACTCGAACACGAACCACGGCGCTGCCAACTGTTGCCAGCGACTTCGTGCTGATTGTCCAGCTTTGCAGCCGAAGTGTTTTACCGGCTGTCACAACGGCTGGCTGAGTGGTTGCTCCCACGGCTGCATTGCCGAACCACTGGGTGACGCTCTGCAAAGCATCGGCAACCGGCG